ACGGAATTAGATAATATGCTTCCATGGGAAAGGCAAATCTACGTATCTCTTCTTCACGAACATATTAAAAAAGAAAACGAACGAATAAAAAAGCAAAATGGCTAAAAAACCTACAACCCCTATAATTCCTAATGAGCTAATTGAAGCGCTCAAATCGAAAAAAGAGGAAAATGAAAATTCAGAGCGCTTGATTAAAATCAACAGCGCGATTGCTAATAAACAGCGCGATCTTACTGAGATTCAAATAACACAATTAGTCGCGCTAAGAGATACCTTAAGTTCAGACGCTTTAACTACATTAGAGGAAAAGAGAGAGGCCAATTCTGTCGCTGAAGAAACACTTGGTCTATTGAAAGATATTGCAAGTAATACTGAAGAAGATAAGTTTGATGTTAAGCTTAAAGGCGGTATAGTTAGTAAAATATTATCTCTTACATCAGGGTTATTAATCGGATTTACTGCAGGGTTATTTCAAGGCATCATAGAAAGCGTTAAGTCGTTCAAGTTCCCCACCTTTAAAAAGATATCAGCAAAGCTGTTTTCTCCGATCATACGTGTATTTAAAGCTCTAGCCGATATCAAAAAAAAGCTTGGTACTGGCCAATTCCTAAAGGGCGATACTAAGAAAATCTTTGGCGCTAAAACGATAAAGGGTTTACAGAGAATATTCAAGTTTATTAGCAGCGTAGGCAAATGGGTAAGATCTGCAGTTAAATCAATCAAAACATTCGGGTCGATAATAAAAGGTGGTCTTGCAAAGTTATTCAGCCCTATTATAACATGGTTCAAAAGCCTAAAGGGTGTACTTCTAGAGTTTAAAGCCTTTTTCTCCTCTGCCAACGCAAAACCTAGTTTGCTTAGTAGAATTTTAACTCCTATTAAAAATGTGTTAGGAATGGCGAAGAAGTTTAAAGGAATATTCATGAAGTTGGGTCGTTTATTCGGGAAGTTATTTGTGCCATTTACCATTGTGCTTTCAGTATTTGATGGAATCATAGCAGGGTTAAAAGAATTCAAAACTTCAGAATACGACAATATCTTTATGAAACTCCTTGATACCGCATTCGCTTTCCTTGGAGGCGTAGCAGGTAGTTTCATTGGCGGTATAGTTGATATGGTAAAAGGTGCATTCTCATGGGTCGCTTCAAAACTAGGATTTGACGGTCTATCAGAATGGTTAGATAGCTTTAGTNTTGNAGATATGATAAAAGAAGGGATGGCTAATCTTTTAGATATGCTTGATATGCTTTTCACCGATCTAATTCCAGCCTTAGTTGCTGGATTGAAGAATAAAGCTATGAATCCATTCACCGCTGGTGCTTTCCAAGATGGATTTGATGATCGGATGCACGGAACAGAAGGAGCTGAGGCTGGACCAAAAGCAGATAGCAGATTTTTTGCATTAAAGGATGAACAACGCGACGTCAAAACTAAAATAGCAGAAGAACAAGCCAGAATAGATCGATCGAATGTCGGAGAAAATGAATATTTTGGGAGAGAGACTAGCGGCGTTAGCGACTCTCTAGATAGACTTGAAGAGCTTAAAGCAGAAAAAGCAATGCTAGATAAGCAGATTGCTACAAGAGGTGAATTACTAAAGCGAGCAGCTATAGAAAAACGAGCTAATACTACAGGTGCTCAAATGGAAGCAATGCAAGATGATACTCTAGGTGCTAAAGCGCAGTCTGCTGCAGCTAAAATCACTTCAGTTGTAACAGATTCATCATCGAAGGTAAACAATAGCATCACTAAAGTTAGTAACATTGGCCAACACTTCGATCGTACAAACAGTTTAGCAATAGCACAATAAAAAAGGGAAGCAGATTTCTCCGCTTCCCTTACTTATTCTAGATCAGAGACGCTTAGCCTTGTTGGGCCAACTTCGCAAAATACGAAAGTGTATCACCATCATCCTCTGTGTCTAGGCTTACATCACTCTGAGCGGGAGCTGCGACTGCAGCAGGTGCATCGACCTTTACCTCGCGAGTTTCGTTAAGCTCGACTTGTGTGTCAGTCGAAAACGTGTTAGCTAGTTGTTCTTCACCGAGAACTTCGTATAGCTTCTTCTTTAGGTCAGCGTACGACTTATAACTTTCTTGGTTAATGAACTCATTCAGTCCATGAAGTTTTTCATAAATCGCTTCTAACTTTGCTTCTTCACCATCAAACAATTCAGTCTGAGAATCGAATTCAGACTTATCATAGTTACGATAGCCTTCGAAGTTGCGAATCTTCAGTTTGAAGTTTGCTCCACCCCAGAAATCGAATGGATTAACTGGCTTCTCATCTTGGAACTGTGGCTGCATAACATCCATTACCTTGTCCATGATCTTCTTACCGTACTTATAAAGGAATACTTTACCTTCATTTTGTGGGTTAGCAGAGTCAGAAACAACGAGGATATTAGAGACATGGTGCAGACGACGCTTGCGCATACGTGCAGTTTCCTTGTCTTCTTCTCGACCAGAGTTCCATAGCTGTGTATTCATCTCACTGACTGGATCGTTTTGACCAATAGAGGTGAGAGAGTTTTCGATATACCAACGACCAGTTGGACCCTTGAAACCATGATCCCAATATTTGATCCATGGAAGATCTTCACCTTTGCCTGCTGGAAGGAAGCGAATGATCGCATAACCATTTCCAGCTTTGTCAACGGTTGGTGTCCAGAAGCGATCGTCACCGTATGATTTCTTTTCGGTATCTTTCGCTGCTGCGTTAATTAGTTTGTCGATCGCTGCTGAGCGATTCTGTTTTAGTTGTTCGAATGACATATTATTTTTAGTATTGCGTTGTATTGTTTTTAGTATTGCGTTGTATTATTGCTACCAACAAACTCTATATTATACTGATTAGGCTCATTTGTAAACAACATAATCAATTGATTACGGTATTTGTTTTCATCTGAGGCAATGAGTGGAATAATGAACTGTTGGTATTTTTCGAGTGTAAGAAGAGTACCTTTAACAATACCTAATGGATCGTTGAGTGTACTCTTCAGGCTTTTGATAAACTTTACGAAATGATCTATAATCGCTACAGTTTCTGGGGAAATCTGTTGGCTCATAAAGAGATTAAGTAGAAGGTTGTCGGTTTTGTCGGAGTTTGCTTTACAGACTCCATCAAAGGTAAGGTTGTATTTATACGCTATTTCGCGGATTAGTTTTGTCTCTCTTTGGAAGTTATAGAACATTGATTGACGATAGGTATCTCGAGTGGTATGAGATTCCATTTCCATTTCACCGATCCACATGTTCTCAGCCATAATGTTATCAGCAAAGAACATCTTCAAATCTTTCTCATTCGTGAACTTCTTCGAGATACGTTCAAAGAAGTATCGATCTTTCCTCCTCTCAAAACTCTGCATCTTTACGTTAGACTTAAAGTTATATGCGAATGCGTTATAACCTTGTTGCGTAAAGTGCAATCGAATTGAGTTGTATAAGGAATATGCCTGAAAGCCAGTCATTAAAATAAGTATGAAGTAGTTCTCTTGATGATGTTACGGTCCATTGCTTCTGCTTCAAGTTTACTCTTCAGTGCACCTTTTACAAGCTTGGCCATATCCTCAGGATCGATTTGTTTTTCTTCACATAGATGGCAAATAGCTTCAGCATACGACATCTTATCCTTATGGACGAGGACCTCGGTCTGCAGCGCTAATTGTTCTCTCGTGATAGACATTTTGATTGTTACGTTGCTTCGCATTATAGTACCTTTAGGATGAGTGTTTGATCGTTGATTCGACCGTTTGCTTCTTTACGTTTAGTTGTGAGAGCATCGATGATCTTGTCTCGTTGCTTATCGGTCTTTGTTACGACTGCGCTAATAATATCAGAAGGTTTACGAAGTGACATAGAGTAACTCAGCTTCTCATCGAATCCTTTAATCGAGGTTCCTTTCACACTAAATCCTTCAGTGGACGAACATTCGAATACAGTCAATCGTCGATACTTAATATTGAATGCGTATAGCTTCCTTGCTCCAGGGATATTTGCTGGTGACATAGAAGTAACAGCATATTCATCTGACTCAGTCAAGTAGTTGAGAGACTTCACTTGGCGATCAGCACTCTGAACTTTCTTCTTTCGTGGCTTTCGAGCATTGGTATTAGTAGCTCTAAACTTAGAGATTTGCTCCTCCATTTTAGTAAGCTCTTTAATACGAGAACGAATTCCTGGCTTTGTCAGATATGAATAACCCTCAGCGCTGTCAGGATCACCCTCAAGAGCTTTAGTCAATTCTGTCTTATATCTACCTAACCATTCTTCTACATACTTCAAACCAGCAGCTGGAATAGTGTACTGCTTAAGGAGAGAATACACGTTAATTCCCTTCACTTTTGGCTCAGAATTAATCCAATCGTCGAGCATCCAATCGAGCTCAGCACATACAGTACTGACTACCTTGTTCTTCAATCTCTCGATAGGGCTAATATTGTTAGTATGTTTGTTTGAATCAGCTGCATCAGGAGTGTCAACAATCTTGATATAGTTCGCGAGTAGAGAAGTAATCTCAGTCTTGACATGTGTAAGGTCGTTGTGTGGCTCTGTGATATTATATCCTTCCTTGTCTTTATAATACTCCATGTATCCATCACATGTAGGCAACATACCATTATTAAGAGCTCGACACAATTTGGATGTGGTAACAGAAGGTTGAGTATCTCTTAAGCTTTTGATGTACTTAATCTCTTCCTTCTTGTATCCATTATTCTTCATCCACTCAAGAGCAAAGACTTTAAGATCTTTCGCGCTGAGATAATAGTTATAGAAACCGAACATGCGATTTCGATTCTCCATAAATTTCACAGCGTCCCAATTCTTACAATCGTCCCATCGTGGTTCTTCTCCAGTGTATTTAGAATCGCAAGCGATAACACGGTTATATTTGTCAAGTACTTTAGCCATAATAATTAGTATTCGTTTTTGTCCACAAATTGGTCTGCGGTGTATTTAGTAAGGAGTTCAAGTTCTTCGCCAATATCTTCTTTGCTCGCAGCCTTTGGTGCGAAGTCAACATAATCGAGAGCTTCTTTAGATACTGCTTTCTTTGGGATTCTACCTCGAGCTGGAAGCCCAAGCTTTTTGCGATTTAGTTTCTTTACTGTTTTCTTGATAAAGGCGAGTCGTTGTTTTTCTGTCATAATGGATATTATACTATATATTGGTTGATTTGTAAATGTTTAAATGTCTTGCTTAATCATCATGGAAGTTTATCGGAGGGGCTCGGAAGATACGTCCTTCAGTATAGGTTTCTGAGTCATCAATGTATTCCTCTCTGAGACTACTTAAAGAAGATGTGTTTTCCGATAGAGGTTGTTCGTGTGAGGCTTGATGCCCAATATGGTTCGTCGATGTATTCTGCATAATAGTGATCTGCTCCGTTTGTGAAGTTACTGATTTGTGCGGTGTCGACAATCTTCATTGCCTCGTGCCAGCGTGGGTGATTTTGTGCTTTAGCGATATTCGTATCAACATCGTTTTCATTCCAACATGAGAATTGCCATGCTTGAAGGCAAACAGCCGACATTGATTTGTTTCGTTTCATTGATCTGTTATAGACCACTTCGTGCACCGACTCCATCGCTCCTTTAGAGTATTCTCCTCCTGCTTCGAGGATCAGAGTAGATGCAACTACATCACGATCTGAATAAGAGAATGCAGTGCTGCTAAGAACTATGAAGAGTGCAGTGTATAGTTTCATATTAAAATTTTACCCCCATGTTGGTGAGCTCTACTCTGAGATGTTCGTCGCTGTGAGCAAATCGGCCGTTAGTGAGTTCATACTCAACAGAGAAATCGCCGCGTTCGCCACCAAGTGGTTTGTCCACTGTTTTGAATGCGATCTGGTGGCGCATTGAACCGTGGTCGCGATTGTCAGTCACGCTCTTCACGCGATATGTGCCATCTTCAGCACGATAGATCTCGTTAAGAGTCTCCCAATCCTCGCAGACTGTGGCGTCTGCGCTGACGAATTGCTCGTCACGAACAACCTCCGAAGAGTATTCGTCAGAGTGACCAATGTGGCCGCGAATCTCTTCGATCGCCTCAGGAGAGGAGAGAAGTGACTTATCAGTCACGACGTATGTGGAGCCACCTTTTGGCTTCCAGTGCTGAGGGCATTCGCCTTTGCCGTCCCAATCGTGAGCGGAGTAATTCTCCATGTATTGAGTGGTGAGAACGAGCTTGACGCCGAGAGTCTGAGTGAGTGTATTTGTCATAATATGTGTAGGTGAGTGAGTGAGATTATTTGTTGACTACATGGACGATACATATGTGCCCATAAGGCTAAGCTCTTCAGATATATCATCCTCAGTGTAAGGAAGTGCATCAAAGGCGTATACACCGCCTGTTACAACCTTGCCTGATGGTGAGTCATTAGCTACTTCACGGAGTCCGCCAAGTTCTTCGGCTGTAGGCTTAGGCGCTTTGGGCTTACGTGCCTTTGCGACTTTGGCTGTAGGTGTACCTTTAGAGATTGCAGCTTCGACAAGCTTGGTCATTTCAGCAATGATATAGCAACCCTTTGTAGTGCCTGATTTTGCGATGGGCTTGAGAGCCACGTATGTGTCCTTTTCCTCGAGGCCGTTACGAACAGCTGCGGAGATTAGTTCTTTGCGTTTTGCTTCAGCCCAGTTAAGGTGAGTGAAGTCGCCTAGGAGAGTCTTGAGTGTATTGAGTTTTTCTGCTTTTGTCATAATATATTTGGTGATTGTTATATATCTATTATACCATATATTACGACAAAAGTACATAGTTATTTTCACTGAAATGCAGTTATTTTACGGTCCGTAAGTAGTTAATTACTATATACTTATGTGTCTTAAGGGCATAGGCAGCCGAAAATAAATGCAAACTTTTCATAGTTTCTCTAAAAACTGAGCGGTTTTTGAGCAAAAAGGCTGTAGAAAACGGCTATTTCGCATAAGTAGTTTATAGTTAACCACTTATGTAATCGATATCCTTTATAGTTGCACAAGTGGTTGGAGTATAAATAGATATATGCCAATACCGATTTTAGATCTTGGAGAGTGCCGAACAGGCTATGATGATGATACATTTAATCATCTTATTGAGTGGGGTACAGAGAATGTTGATCCGCTCATAGTCGAAACGATCGAAGCTTCGGGAATCGTGACAAACGAGGATATCGATACTGGAACGACACTCTCAGATAATGGTGATTTCACATATCAGTATACTGGTAACTTTACGATCGAATCGTTTCCAAACGTGTCGATGGAGTTTAGAGACTTCGAAACAGAATCTGATACAGTTACTATTACTGGTTGGCCACCGAGTGATGAACGGGCCAAAGACATGTTTAACTTTAGTCTTGATCCGAGAGATGCACGAACCTATGAAATTACGATAGAGTGGAAAATCTCAGCAACTCAAGAAGAGGTTGTAATTAGCCCTCCTGGTTCAACCATAGAACCAATTATTGGTAACCACTCAACAGGTAACTATGTCTATGATTCTGGTCTTAATAAGTATGTT